CCCAAGTTGGATGAAGCCCGAATAGCCTTTACGAATCAACTGGTTAGCGCCACCCTCCGCCCTCAGGACCCTACTGCAGAGACGAAGGAACAGATTGCTGGTAAGTTATTTGGAATCACATACATAACGAATGTGTTCGAACGTATACTAAAAGAAGGAGCTAATGCACGTGAAATTCTGGCCAAACAGAACCTGTTTCTCCAGTAACAGCAGTAACTTACAAGTCGTGTTAATATAAAAATATATGAGTGATGTAAATACCGATCCTGTAGTCGTAAATACAGACCCCACCGTCGTACCGGGCACAGAACCCTCTGGTGCACCCGTAAGCAATCCAGACCGAGACGCGCTTATCGCTAAATATGAGGCCCAGTATGGTCAGCCCGTTGAAGCCACTACTGATCCTATAACTGAACAGCCAGTAGTTACTGAAACAGCCGCGCAGGCCGATCCTAACGCTGTCCTTCAAGCTGTTATGGCTGAGCTTACAGCGATTAAGAGCCAGTTGGCCCCCAAGACCCAGCCCGCAGTTGAGCAAACCCAGGAAGACTGGCTTAAGCTCCTGGCCGAAGGTAAGAAATCTGAAGGTGAGAAAGCACTTGCCGCGTTGCTTGGCCCCCAGATCCAGCAACAGGCCGTGCAGCAAGCCATCCAGCAGATCACTATGGAACGAGAGTTGGACGCCTTCGCCAATAAAGTCCGTGCTGAAAATGCCGATATCCTTCCTATGGAAACCTATATCGCACAAGCAGCTAACAACCGTATTCAGGCGGCGCAAGCTGCCGGAAGTATTAAATCTCCCGCCGACTACGTTACAGTCTACAAACAGGCTATCACAGCCGAAATCGAAAACGCCCGAAAGCTCGCTCAGACACTCCGGGGTGCTGGGAAAGAGGAGGCTATTACTCGCCAAACGCAGGTACTTAGTTCTCCGACCCTCAAACCTAATGCGGTAAATATGCAACGTGAAGCCCCTAAAGTCGGGTCGGAACCCCAAGTGGAGACGACTGCAGACTACATGGCAAAGCGTCAAGCTATGCACGCAAGGATTAGTGGGTTAAGTTCGTAACGGTAACCCCGTTAAAGGATCATTATGCCAGGACAAGTATATAGCGTTTCTAGTCTCGGTGGAGTGATGTCCCAGCCCTACCTCTCGCAGAAATTGCGGGCGGTGGCTCAGCCGTTGTTTCGATTCCGTCAGTTTGTAGATGCAAAAGAAGCGATTGGTAAGAACCGTGGTGATACGTTCCTATTCGACAAGATGCAGAACGTGGCGACCCAGGGTGGAGTCCTCATCGAAACTAATACAATCCCTGAAACACAGTTTGTGACAAATCAGGGAACATGTGTTATTACCGAATATGGTAATAGCATTCCTTTCACTCAGAAACTGGATAATTTGGCCCAGTTCCAATTGGAGCCTGCTACCGAGCAGCGTCTCCGAGACGATATGGTCAAAGTTCTTGAGTCTGCGTGTGGTACACAGTACATCAATACTGAATTCATTGCTGTTGCTTCTAGTACAGCCGTGGGCAGTATGATTATCACAACTAATGGCACTGCTACAGCCACTGCGACAGCTAACCTGTCTGCGAATGGTGTTCGTGACGTCGTTAACTTCATGACCAAGAAATTGATCCCGAAATACGATGGTCGCAACTACGTGTGCATTGCTGGCGTTACTGCGATGAGCGGTTTGCACGCTGATTCGGCCACCGGTGGATGGGTGGATATCAGCAAGTATACTGTGACCTTTGCTCCGAACGTGTTCGCCGGAGAAGTTGGTGAGTTCTACAAAACTCGCTTCGTTGAGGAAACGGGCTTCTTGAGCAATGCGATTGGTACTGGTGCTCAGTATGGTCAGTCGGTATTCTTTGGTGCGGATCAGGTCTATGAGGCCTTGTCGGTTCCTGAGGAAATCCGTGTGAAGATCCCGTTGGATTTCGGACGCGATATGGGCCTTGCGTGGTACGCACTCATTGGCTTCAAAACGGTCTGGAACTATAACGTGGATACAGAACAGCACATTGTATTTGTAACAAGCGCCTAAGGAGACTACAATGGGATATTCTGACCAAAAATACTATGACCGCCAAGGTAACCTGGTTGCTGACAGTAACGTAGCAACTGGTACCTTCACCGCCTCGGTCGCCGCCGCAACCGGGACTGCCGTTCTCACACCCTTTGCTTTGCCTACGTTCAAACGTACTACAAAGATTTTTGGGGCTGACCTTGTGGTCAAGACGGCTAACAAGATCGGGACAGTCGTTATTTCCATGTTGAATGGGACTACAACGATTGGTACCCTCACCGCTTCGAGTACAGCTTCTGCCGGAACCGATTTGACGTTCACCATTTTGAATACGGCTTCTGTCAGCACTAATACTCAAACCATCACCTTCTCTAATGGTTCGACCACTACGAACACTGTGACTACTACAAAAGATTGGACAGTTATTGCTAGCAATACTGCCCCGACTTTCGTGGTTGTGGGTTCGGCGACGGCCTCTGGTGATACACTTGGAGCTTACGAAATTTTCTTTACCACACAGGAAAATTACGTTTCTCCGTAACACTTGACAGACCGTCAAGTTTGTGCTACAATAAACATAGAGCCGCTTTTGGCGGCTCTATGTTAGTTTTAACCCCAGCCGTTCAAGGGATCGGACGAACGGCCACACGACAATGCCGTGTGGTGTGCCCCGCAAACGCAACCCGTTTGGAGAGAATATTATGCCTACCGAAACTGCCACTCCCGTGGCGAAAACCCCTGCAAAACCTAAATCGTACACGAATTGGAAAGCCTTCGAGCAGGCCAAACTTGTACCTGTAATCATTTCCTGTGAAGGGTATAAGCCTGTCCATGGCGCTGATATGAGCTGTCATAGCAAACTCCTGTTCAAGGGTGAAGCCCTCCGGCGTCACTTTGAGGGTGACCATGGCGGTGGATTCCGATTCCATCTCAAGACAAGTGATGGCAAGCAAAGCCAGTTGTGGCAAGAACTTGCGGACATTGGGTTGGAAGCCCATGACTTTCGGTGTGATAACTGTGATAAACAGTTACGGTTCCACCCTAGTGCCATCATCCCCCATATGAAGGCCCATGGTGGTAAAACCCGTCGTGTGTATCCTGGCGGTGTGTTTAACCTGACCCTTAGTATGGCTAAGCCCGAGAGTGCCCTTTTGGACGAAGATGAATCCAACGAAGACTAAGGTAGTTGATTCGCGTTGGATACGATTTCGGGCCGCTGCTTATCTTGGAGGACGCGGGCTTAGTTTTGGCTGCGGGAACGACCCAATCGTTCCCCAGCAAGCCCTTGATCCGGAAAAATATAGCATTAACATCGACACTATGAAGCACCAGCATACCGATGTACTGTCGGTTAAGCTGGACTTTATCCGTAAAGAGTCGATGGACCATGTATTCATTGGAGCTAGAGAAAACCCCCCAATCAAAGACCTAATTGAGAAGCTACGGGTTGGCGGACACGTGATTATACATGCCGTAGAAGGTGATCCCGACCTGTGTCGCCAAGCATTGGCCCAGTTAGGCCAGTGGCAGGAAAAAGACACGTATATTCGTGGAAACCAGTTTCTTGGTATCTGGAAGCTCCTAGGACGCACCGCCAAAGGCGTGCTGCCCCCACGCCCTAAGGCGGCAAAGCGGGCGTGTATAGCTCGTTATGGCGCTATTGGGGACATGATTATGATTACCCCCCTAATCCGCCGCCTCCACGAGGACGGATTTGAGGTAACAATGAACGTAACCCCGTACTGTGCTGAGGTTCTAAAGAATAACCCCTTTGTTTCCAACATAGTACTACAAGAACGTGACATGGTACCTAATCAGGATCTTGGAGCATATTGGGCCGAGTGGATACCTGACTATGACCGCTATATCAACCTAAGCGAGTCTATCGAAGGTAAGTTATTGAAAGTAGAGGGCCGTCGTGATTTCTACACTACTAAAGAATGGCGAGAATCCATCTGTACTACCAATTACTACGACCACACCATGGCCTTGGGAGGATATCCTGGTGTCCAAGGAAGCCGTGGGGAACTATACTTCTCTAACGCCGAACTCAAACAAGCCCGATACCTCCGTGAACGGTTCCATGACAAGTTCATGATTATGTGGTCGCTTAAAGGTTCTAGTCATCATAAGATTTATCCCTTGCTGGCACCCGTGTTAGGCCAGTGGCTTGATAAACACCCAAACGCCATCGCTATTCTAGTTGGAGCCGAGGCTGACAAACCCTTGGGCTTCGAACACCCGCAGATCGTAAACGTAGCCGGTAAAATGCAGATACGAGACGTGTTCTGTCTCACCCAATTTTGTGATCTAGTGGTTGGTCCTGAATCGTCTGTTATTAACGCAGCGGGCTGCTTCCCGGTTCCTAAGATTACTATGCTTAGCCATAGTAACCACACCAACCTGTGTAGTAATTGGGAAGGTGATTACTGCCTCCAGGCTGACGTAGCCTGTAGCCCGTGCCATCAACTCCACTATAGCCTTGAGTCTTGTCCGCTAGTAAGTATCTCAGAATCTGGCAAGAACGAAGCATCGTACACAGGCCCAATCTGTGCAGCCATCGGATTCCCTCCTGCCCGCATAACTGACCGGATTAACGAAGTTTATAATCGTAGTCACGCCGCTGCCGCATAGCCTCTCCTAAGTAGCTTTTTTGCTACAATATAGGTGATGGCTCTAAGCGACCAGTTCACCCTAGCCCAGATCCGAGCAATGGCTCGGCGTGAGCTGCTTGATCCCAACTCCCAGTGGTGGAGTAATGCTGAAATCGACCAGTACACTAACGACTGGAACGACACCCTGCAGAGCCAGTTCGAGTTTGTGTGGTCCACAGCTACCCTCACCTTCACGGATACAACCACACAGTTTCAACTATCCTCTATAGCCCCCGACTGCCTACGTCTTGATGGTGTGTGGTTTTGTGCTGGTAGTAATGCTGGCACGGCTATCGACACTAGTACTGGCCGCTTGTCCCCTCGTACTATGGCCGACCTGGACACGTTCCAGCGTGACTGGCGTGCCACAATCTCCTCTCCGGGTATCAACCCAATCATTGTGTACCAGCAGAATGCCCAGAGCATATCATTCTGGCCTCCCCCTGCTGGAACTGGCACCGTATACTTCGAGTATCCCGCCATCGTCACAATGACCACTAATACGAGTACTATGTGTGCCCCTGGTTGGGCACGGTATTCGGCCATCTCCTATATACTCTATCGAGCGTATGCACGTTTTAGCTCTACTCAAAACCTAGGCAAAGCAGCCCGTTACCGTAAAGCCTGGGAACGTCAGTTCCAAATTATCCAGAAGAACTACGCAGCAT